CACTAAGCACAAGACACAGCACTAATTACAACACGACAGCGTTAACTCTTCCACATAACAATCAATAAATAAATATACATAATCACTTATTTATAGTATTTACCTTTTCAGCATTAGCTTTTCAAACACGTTTTGTCTTTAATCATTTTAACAGATAGATAAATTTTCTTCTATCTTGACAGCCGTAGCCGAAGTACAAGTTTACACAAAGTAAGCAGATAATTAAACTAGAAAACTTAACCAGAATAATTAAATGTTTACACACAGTAAACCACTCTTCAAATGTTCTTATTCAGTTAGACTACTATAAACAGTCTATAACTACATACAAGAATAGTATAACACACATAAAATCTAATTACAAGCCCCGAGCCAAAATTTTTCAAAAAGTTTGCTGGAAGTGAAAATTATATTGACTAAATTTATTAAATGTAATAAAATAACAATTAGGAGGGTACGTAATTTATGAATTATGACGAATACGAAAATACGATAAATGAACTTAAAGGAAGTTTAGATGAAACAAGTCAAGCAACTGTTGCCGATAGTTTAATAACTTTAAAGAGTGCATTTAAAAATAAATGCGACAACATAGATGAGTTAAATAAATCTATTAATGATTTAAAGACGGAAAACGAAAGTTTATTAAAAACTAACGGTAAATTGTATCAAAGACTAAGTCAAGACGTAAATAATACTAATAACCCGTTATCCTCAAATGAGCTGGTTAAGGAAGAGAAAATAAAACCAGAAGATATAATAAATGAAAAAGGAGAATTGATTTAATATGAATAATGAAATACCTAAGGGTGCGAAAATATTCAATGTTATCCGTGCTAACGCTAGCCAAGTATATATGGATACAGTACCAGAGGCAGACGCAAACAATATCACATTAATTGCTAATACGTTATTTGCTAGTGATTATACAGCACAATTAAATGAGTTTGCCAATGCCCTAGTTAATCGTATTGGTTTAGTTATGGTACGTAACAAAATATTTAATAACCCACTTGCTATGTTTAAAAAGGGAAGAATGCCTCTTGGAAGTGATGTTGAAGAAATATACACTAATCCAGCAAAGAGTGAAGAATATACTCTTGATAATAACGCAATGGCAGATGTTTTAGCAATTGAAAAACCTGATACTAAAGCAATTTACTATAGATTAAATTCTAAGAAAAAATATAAAGTATCAGTTGCTAATGAAAGTTTACGTCAAGCATTTACTTCATGGGATAGTCTAGAAAAATTTATCTCATCTATGGTTGATAGTTTGTACTCAAGACAATATATTGATGAATATAACAATACTAAAAAACTTATTACAGAGGCTTACGAAAATAACCGTGCAATCGTTCAAGTTGTTGATGATGTAGTAGACAAGTCATCAGCCGAAGATTTTATTCTTGCTTGTCGTGAAAACTTCTTAAATATGCAAGAACCAAGTAGCGATTATAATGCTTATTCATTATATAATGAAAGTGATACACCAGTTGTTACATGGACTACTAGTGATAGAATTAGAACAATGATGACTAATAAAGTTATGGCAACTGTTTCAGTTAAAGACTTAGCTAGTGCCTTTAACTTAGATTATGCTAATTTTATAGGTCAAACATTTACTACTAAAGATTTTGGTAATAGTAAAATTGTTGGTGCTATATTCGATGAAGGTTGGTTTCAAATTTACGATAATATGATACAATTTACAACTGACTATAATGCTTCAGCTCTTATTTGGCAATACTACCTTCACGTATGGACTTTATTTGCTCTTTCCCCTATTGCAAACGCAATCATATTTGCTACAGCTAAAGCTACAGATGTAACGTCTATTGACATGGGTAGCGAAGTAACACTAGCTAGTGGAGCAACTAAAGATGTAACAGTAACAGTTACACCAGTTGGAGCCGAAACAGATATTACTTATAAATCAAGTAAGACTAGTGTTGTAAAAGTTAAGAAGAATAGCGACCTTTCTATTACTCTAACAGGGGTAGGAGCTGGTTCAGCTATAATTACAGCAACAGCAGAAAACGGAATAACAGCAACTTTAAGTGTAACAGTAACAGAGGCATAATGCCTCTTTTTTAGTGTTTACTTTTTGTAAATACTATGATATTATAAGTTTATAATTAAGGAGTATTTATGGAAAGTATAGAGCCAAGTGGAACATTATCACTTCTTGCAATATTTATGGATAACACTTATAAAAATCAACTAACATTTAATAGTGAAGAAGAGCAAAAATCCTTTTTTGACAGTCTAGAAGGTGTTACAAATTACAGTGATTATACCTATATTAGACATGATAGTACCATTTTAGTAGACGGTAATTATGAAAAATTAAAAACGAACAATTATTGCTTTTATAATAATGGATATACAAACGAGCGAGTATACGCTTTTATTAACAGAATAGAATATGTAAACGAAAATACTACAAGACTATATATTGAAACAGATGTTTTTCAAACATATTATTTTAAAATATATTTTAAACAGTGTTTTGTTGAAAGAGAACACGTAAACAGCGATAATATTGGAGAATGGTTGATACCCGAAGGATTAGAAACGGGAGATTATATATCTACTTCTTTAACAAGACTTGATATAGGACATAAAGAGGCATTAAAAATTATAGTTCAAGTATCACAAGATATTGATAAAAACTCTTTAGATAGTACTTATATAGGTGGTAGTGTAATGGTTGGTAGATTATATGTTTTTGATTTAGATACAGGATTTGGTAAATTAGGGGAGTTTATTAAAAAATATGATAAAGCAGGAATAGGCGACGCAATTATAAATGCTTGGACGGTATCAGGTGAATTTACTTCTCCTTATGTTTTAGCAGAAGATGATATGGGAAGTTATATAATATCTAATAGTAATGGTTATTCAATAGATACAAAAGTAGATAAAATAACGAAGTTAGCAGATTATACACCTCATAATAATAAATTACTTACAGCTCCATATTGTTATTACAAAGTTAATAATGGTAATGGTGGTACAGTAAAATATAATCCACAAGATTTTACAAGTTCAAGTTATGACGAAGGAGTAACGTTTAGATTATACGGTGTTATAGCAGTTGGTTGTTCTTCTATGTTATTTCCGTTAAATTATAAAATAAGTGGAATGGGTAGTGGATTAAGTGGTGGTAAATTTGCTCCTGTGGGTTGGGCGAACGATACTTATACCAATTGGCTTACTCAAACAGCAGTTAATAGAAGTGTTGCAGTAGAAAACGCTCAAGCAAGTGCCAATGCTTCACTTGCCTCAAGCGTATTAAATGGAATTGGAAACGCAGTAGGTGGTTCAGGAGTATTAGGATTAAATGATAGTTCTAGTAGTGGGGCAGTACAAGGAGCACGTGGCAAATTAATTGGTGGATTAGTTGGTGGTACATTATCTACAGTTGGTAATTATATTCAAGGTAGTACACAAGTTGAAAATACTATAAGAAGTAATATGGCTTCCGTAGAAACACACTCTTATGACAGCCCACAAGCACACGGACAGACAAACATAGGAGATGTTAATGTTGCATTTAATTTAAACGATTTTTATATATCAACTATGACTATTCGTAGTGAATTTGCCGAGGCTATAGACAGGTATTTTGATATGTACGGATATAAAGTAAACAAGGTTAAAATTCCTAACCTAACAGGCAGAAAAACTTGGAATTATGTTAAAACAGTAGGTTGTAATTTTTACTTTAACGGAAGTAAAGAAGAAATTAATGTTTTAAGAAATATTTTTGATAACGGTTGTACTTTTTGGCACAGCTATTATACAGCCCTAGAGTATCAGCATGATAACTCTATAGAAAGTTAAAAATGAGGTAAAAAATGAAAAGACCCGATAGAATAGAAAAAGCAATGCGTGATAACAATATAACGTTTTTATCCTTTTATAATAGATTACAGTTATTAAGCATGAGTATATTTAAGTATAAAGGACTAGATGAAGTAGCAGGTTACGGTGCTTCACAGTTTTTAGAGTATAACTTATTTACTTATGGTAACGCAGTTTTAATTAAAGACGAAGAAATAGGATATAAAGTAATGAGTGTTACATACGACGGTAAATTAAACAATTATTACTTACCTAGTCGCGTTCATGCTTACTCAATAGATTATAAGAAAGATTTTTATTTAGATGAGTGCGTTTATGTTCGTAACAACAATATGAGTATTCCTACCGATAATTTTGCTAGAGAAACAGCATATAGATTATATGAGGTACAACGTACAATTGATGTTAATGTAAAAGCACAAAAAACACCAGTTTTACTTACAGGTAACGATAAATCAATCTTGACACTTAAAAACGTTTATATGCAGTACGACGGAAATACACCAGTAATATATGCTAATAAACAAGCAGGATTAGAAGGTTCAATTGATTGTTTATCTACTAATGCTCCATATGTAGCCGATAAATTAGAAAATTTAAAACAACGTATTTTAAATGAGTATCTAACTCTTATAGGTATAAAAAACTCTAATACCGATAAAAAAGAGCGAGTAATCGTAAGTGAAGTTGAAAGTAACGACGAGGCAATAAGCTATTATTTAGGTTGTTTTTTAGATGAAAGATTATCATTTTGTCGTCGAGCTAAGGAGTTATACGGAATTGATATAGAAGTAGAGATTAATAGTGATATTACAAGACTTTTAAGAAGTGATATTCAAGGAGAAATAGCAGATAACTTAGAGCCAGCCCAGGACACTACTTCTAAAGAACCGATAAATCAAGCCGATAATGGATAAGTTTACATATAGTAAACTAGAAAGGTATAAATTATGGCACACTATACAATAACAGTAAAAACTATGCTTGATAATAATTTAGATATAACAGGAAAGTACTTAAATGACTATCCTATATGGAGTGAAGATTATAGAAGTACTTTAAATGAAAAAATATTAAACCATTATTATGAAAGCGAAATAGGATTAGAAACAACGGCATTATGGGGAAAATACCTAAGAAGTAAGATGTTTGAAATCATGCCTTATTACAACGAGTTATACAAAATTCAAG